AACAACTTTAGCTATTACTTGTTGGAGTTTTAAATGTGTAATTTGAATTAAATCTGCAAATGGTATCATTCTTCTAGTTAAAGATTCTATAGAACCTTTATACATTCTTGGAGCTACAGCTACATAATTAGGTATAGCATGTTGTGAAGCGGATTTGGGACGTACCATGTTTTCTGATAACTTCCATTTTAAGATAAAATTAGTACCCATTACTATTACACCTTCATACCATACATCAATACGTTTGCTAACTTTTTCAAAATTACCTTCTTCCATTACATCTTCAGGAGGATTAAATTGGTCATCTTTTTCAATTACCTTACTTCCTCCACCATCATATTTTTTCTTTTTATATACAAATTCTTTAGTAGTTTTATAATTAAAATACATAAGTGTTGCTGTATCTCTATAAAAAATACTATTTTGAAAATATTGTGCAGTATTAAAATAATCATACCAACTTTGACTGTATTTACTTATTTCTTCTAAATCTTCTACAGTTAATGTTGGCTGTATTTTTATCAATTCTGTTATTGGAACTGTTTTAATTTCGCCCCAATAAAAACAATCTTTAAAATGCTTATCTTCTGTATAACTATAAACTACGTTTTCAGGGTCTACATATGAAATCTCAACACCTGAACCTAATAAAAATTCATGTTTTGCAACTCCAATACCTAAAACAGTAATATCATAATCAATTTGTTTTCTAATATCTTCGTAATGATTATCTTGAAACAAAGTATTAATAGCCTCTTCTTCAGCTATTTCAATAGCAGGCTTATAATTTAAATTCATATATAATGACAACTCTTCATCTGTAGTTGGCAAACTATCTGCATTAACTATAAACGGGTCTACATTAAAATCTTTTTGTATATCTTGTAATATATCTTTTGCAGCCATTTGACCTTCCACTACATCTTGATATTTGCTTCTTTTTTGTTGAGACATTGCATCTTGCGCATACGCCTGTACTTTAAATAATCTGTCAGACATTCCATTAATAACTATGTCTACAAACTTTGGTATAATTGGAACAATAGACCAATCTAAGTTTAGATAACTTAAATCTCCATCAATTGCTAATTCGTTTTTATATTTTCCTATTGACTGTTCACCTCTTGCATAAAGCCTTAATCGGTTGAACATTTGCCATTGACTATAATATCTACAACCAACTCCGTCTTTTCTAAACCACTCATATTGAATAGCCTGTCCTATTTGTAACCCAAATGTTTCTGTTTCTTTTTCGGCATCTGTAACAAATTGACTAGGGAATCCTGCGGAAGTGATATCTATATTAATTTCTTTCATTTACAATATTTCGCTAATAGTTCCTGTGTTCGTGTATCTTGCAAAGTTAATGCTTATTTTTGACTCTTTTTTGATTGGTAAATATAAGTGTTTTTGATTTGCCATTATAGCTAACCCTGAACTAATCGTAGCATCAAACTTTGTTCTGTTAGATATATCAAATTTTGCCCAATCTTCTAATGTTCTTGTAAAGTACATAGAGCCCATATCATCTAGCTCTCTAAAGGACTCATCTAAATCCAATCCTACATATTTTTCTATGTATGATTCTACAGCTGATGCATGTGATTGTTTTACATCTTCACTAGAGTTTGGAATACCTCCTAGTTCTCTTTCAGTTTTTGATAATTTATTAAATACTTTATCAGGTCTATTCATACTAAACCCTCTATATCCTCTATTTTTAAAGTGATACAATAATCTTGGCTTATTGTTTTCACACAATATAGGCATGCCATAAAACACACAAGCCATCAAAACTTCTTCAAAAAATATTTCAGCTGTTTGTGGTCTAGCTACATATTCTAAAAAAAATTCATTACTAGGTGCTTCGTCCATATTAAATTTAGTCATTCCATGCAAAGCTCCGTTAGAACCACCTCCACCAACAACTCCGGATATATCATATGAATCACAACCAAAAGAACCTATGTGTTCATTAGCAGGATATTTAATTCCATTTTTTAAATAAAATCTATTTTGCATTTCTTTTTTAGGAGTCCATCCTACATTAAATCTTCCTTTCTTGTCAGGTCTAAATATTACTTCTGTATCTTTAATACCGTCTTTCCAATAAAAACTTCCTCTTGTTGTATGATGTTCTATTATTAAAGAATCATTATAATCAATCTGTTGATATATCTTAGTTAAATTAAACAAAGACTGTTTACTTTCATCTCTAAATGCATGTGATTCTGTTCTAGGAAATTGTCTGTAGTATTCATTAAGAGCATCAGCATCATTTTTTAAAGAATCAACTTCGTTCTGCCAATACTCTATAGCACCGACTCTAATCTTCTGATTATCAATGCCTAACACAGGAGTTGAAGGAGAATGTAAAACAGGCATACCGTATCTGTCAATAAACCCTTCCATATTCCATTCCATAGGAATAAACAAATTATATAAACCACTTTTAGTTTGACCGTTGGCATTTCTTTTTGTAGGGTCAGAGTCTTCAAATAAATTTTTAAAATTATCTCCACCTTTACTTAATGCATTAGATGTTGAACCCATCATACATTTGCCAATTATTTTACTACCTAATCTTAAACAAGTTTTTGTAACTCTCCAATTATTTAAAATATTATTAGGCTTTAACCATTTTCCACTTTCATCGTGAACTAATAATAAAAGTTTTTCACCATCATAGGAATTATCATCAGTATTTTTCCAATCTATTGTAGTATCTAATCCATCAAGCTCTTCGCTTTCAACTAGATACATATTTTTTTTTGTAATTTTAGATGCAGGAATTCTAAATGCTAATTCAGTTTTTGGCTTATCCATTCCATCTTGAATAGGTTTAAAAAAGAAAGGTAAATTATTCCCAATAGGAACAACTTTATCTGTAAACATTTTTTTTGCATCAGAACCTGTTTTAGATAAAATACCTACTCTAGCATCCTTAGCTAATGTTCCTGTATTTATACATTCAGATGAACCCATAAAAGAAAACCCTGAACGTCTTATTTTTAAATAACATAATCCAAAACTTCTTTTATCAGCTTTGCATGCTTCCCAATAAATAAAAAACAACCTGTTTGCCTCTCTATAATCAGGAAAACCTATATCTATTTTAGTCCATTGTAAATACACATAATGAGAACCTGTAATATATGTTGGTTTACCTTTATTATAAAACCAAAAACCTTCTTCTCTAAAATCAAATTCCTTTTCAATATAATCAATCCATTGATTTTTAAAAACTGAGTTTTGATTGTTCCATTGAAATATAGAAGGAATTCTTTTTAAAACTTTAGGATATTCATGTCTTTCCCAATACTGTTCGCTTGTCTTTTCCTTTCTTTTATTTATAAATTCAGGCTGTTTAGGAAGTGCAATATCTACACCATTCATTTGAATAATCTTACCTATAGTTCCATTAGTTGATATAACAACGATTCCATATTTTTCGTCAAATCCATACTCCCAACTCTTTCTTTTGTTTTTATTAGTAAGAACAGATTTTGGAATTACATCATATAATTCTGTATATAGTTTACTTAGACCTTCTTTCTGCAAAACCTTGATTGGTGTTAGTTTTAGTTAGACCTTTACTCTCAATATTTATAACTTCTTGTTCTTGTTCTATTCTAGCTAATATTTCAAACGCATCAAATATAGCAAGTTTTTTTGTTGCAGCTGCATTTTTTAATCTATCAGCTGACACATCATCTTCAGTTCCTGTAACAATTTTTTCTTTTGCAACATTAATTAATTCTTCTACAGCTTTTTTTGCTGCATCGATAATTTTTAATTTTACTTCGTTGCTATTCATAATTTAACTGTTATGAATTGTGACATAATACGATACATTAAAACTCCATCAACAGTAAATTCATATTCACTTTCGGGTTTAAAAACAACTTCATCTCCGGCTTTTATTCCATGATAAATTAATTCTTTATTTGGATATCTAACAACACCAACTAATTGTTCGTATTTAACTATCTTATCTATATAATATTCTTTACTCAATATAGGTTCTACAAAACAATATTTATCATGAGCATGCCATTCATTATTAGTCTTGTATAAAAAAAATTGGTCGTTTTCTATAAAAAATAAATTGTCTTTAAAATAACTTTTACCACTTTTTTCAACGCCTTTCATGTCATAATATATTTTAAAAACATTATGATGAACTAAAAGAGTATCTCCTATTTTTATAGGACCACAATAATTTAAAGGTAAATGTTTTACAACAGCATAACGGTTTGAAAATTTGTGGTCTTCCTGTGAAGTACTTACAATTAGTTCTACATCGCCATGTGTTCTTGTGTTATCGTATCGTTTTCCTTTTAAAGGTTCTACGATAAAGCTGAAAGGTGATTGCATTTGATTTCATTAATTAAAGTTTATATTAAATTCTATAGAAACAGGCATTGTTTCATTAAATTGTTTCCATAGTTTGATTTCGTTTTTTTGAATAACATAGATATTGTAACAAGAAATATCTGAGTCATATTTAATTAAATGAATAGAATAGCTTCCACCTAAAACTTCTTGTCCTACTAAGTAATGCATAGCACCTGACTTATAATCAGGACCAACTGAAATTTTTCTAATATCCATTATATTAAATTTATAGATTAGCTTAAGTTTTCTATTCTATATTGTATTTTTATTTTTACTGTACCACCACCTGTAGCTGTATTCGGTCCACCTAAGTCTAACGCTTCATTAACTCTACATTGTCCATTATTATTATTGTCTGTATCAACTTTTGAGAGGTTTACATAAACATCAGCAGAACTATTTGCAATCGTACTGTTAATAGCAGCAAAGGGTCTGTATATAGTTGCAGACGAACCTGAATAGCTAATGAATAAATCTGATGGTAAATTAAAAGCAGGAGATACAAAGTCTAAATAAAACAAAGCACTATCAACTACAAGAACTTGATTTGCACCCGGTGCAGCTACTAACTCTACCGGACTTGAACTTAAAGTTTTCATTGCTGCATTAGAAATACTAATTGTTTTTGTTAAAAGGTCACTTGAACTTGCTTGAGCTTGCCATTCTAAACCTGAGTTTGATGCATTTTTAGCTAGTACCTGATTGGCTGTACCTACACTATTTGCTTCATCATTGATTTGGTCAACAAAAATATTCAACCATTTTTTAGTTGTTGTTCCTAAATTAACAGCTGAGTCTGTAACAGGAATAATTGCTCCTGTTGAATTTAACTGACCATTTGTAGTAATGTTAGTAGGTAAAGCAATTGTTAATGCTTGACCACTACCTGAAGTTACTATTTCATTAGTTGTACCACTTATAGTGAATGATTGACTAGATAAATTAACCGAAGGAGTTCCTGTATTAGAATCTCCTAAAAACTCTAATGAACCACTAACATAATTAGGAATGTTTAATACTCCTGCAGATAATGTTGAGACTCCTGATGAACCTGTAGTTGTTAAACTTGTAAAATTTATAGCAGGAAAATCTAATAAATTACCTTGACCTGATATATATTCAGCTGCAGTACCTGCAAATGAAAACTCTAAAGAAGCAGCTACAGTAGGAGTTGTAACTGAAACATCTAATGCATCACCCGCTGTTGTTGCCGCTACACTTGTAACTGTTCCACTCCCCGATGTTGCATTCACCCACTCTAAACCGGTGTTAGCTGCATTTTTAGCCAATACTTGAGCCGCTGTTCCTAGTCCGTCATTAGCATCAGCAATATCTTTTGTCCATGTAGTTTTCCATCTATTTCCGTCACCACCTAAATCTATCAGTTGGTCAGTAACAGGAATTACATCACCCGTACTACTTAGTGTACCCGGTATTGTTAAAGCAGTAGGAATAGAAAATGTAACAGTACCACTTGCTTGTGTTGTTGTAATTTGGCTTGTAGTTCCTGCTAAAGTAACTACTTCACCATTAGCGATTGTTTGAGCTGTTGTACCATCAGTAATGTCCCATGAGGTCATTGAGCCTCCACCTGCTTGTGCTTGCCATTCTAATGCATTTGATGCATTTTTAGCTAGTACTTGATTTGCAGTACCTGAACTATTTGCACCATCCGCTATGTCTGTTGAAAATAATTTAGCCCATTTGTTACCCGTAGTACCTATGTTATATGTATCATTAGCTGTAGGCACTAATGCACCCCCACTATTGAATTGACCCGGAGTTGTTATGTTTGTAGGAAACGCAAATGTAACTTCTTGATTTAAAACAGTAGCTGTAAGTTGGTTTGTAGTTCCTGTAAATTTTAATTGTTCTGTTGGTAAATCTATAGCTCCTGTTGTAGTACCGTCAGATATAGTTAATGTTTTATCGTTAGTGTTAGCTTCTTGCCTCCATTCTAAACCGGTGTTACCTACGTTCTTAGCTAAAATTTGATTTGCAACTCCAAAATTCCCTGTAGCATCAGCAATTTCTTTAGTGAAAAAGTTTAGCCACCTGTTTACTGAACTACCTAAGTTTGCAGATATATTAGTTGTAGGAATTATTGCTCCTAATGAATTTAACTGACCTCTTGTAGTTATGTTTAGAGGTAAACGAATTGCAACTGATTGACCTGCAGGATTTGAAGTATCTATCTCATTGGATGTTCCAACAACAGATAATGATTGTGTAGATAAGTCAACAGTAAAACTTCCTGAATTACTTGTTAGTACATTTAATGAATTACCTATTCCAACTGATGACCACTCTAATGCATTTGCTGCACTTTTTCTTAAAAATTGATTTGCAGTACCTGAACTATTTGCATTATCTGCTATATCTGTTGAAAATAATTTAGCCCATTTCAATGCTGTTGTTCCTATATTAAAAGTTGTAGCTGTAGGAATTATTGGTCCTCCACTATTAAGTTGACCCGGAGTTGTTATGTTTGTTGGGAAAGCTATCTGCATTGTTTGTGCACCATCACCTGTTGTAGTGATTTGATTAGCTGTTCCTAAAATTCTTAAAGATTGTGTTGGTAAATTTACTGATGTAGTACTTGTATCATATGAACCACCTAAATCATCAACAGTTGCTATAGCTGTATCTACATAAGTTTTAATAGCTAAGGTGCTAGCAATATTTGTGTTACTAGCACCTGTTAAAGCTATACTTGTTATAAATGATGTCCCTGATATTGCTCCATTGAAAACAGTTGTTCCATTAGTTGTGAAACTTGTTGGAACAGTTAATGTTATTACAGAGCCAACATCAGCAGATAAACTATCTATATTAGCAATTCCATCTATATATAAATTTCTCCATTGTAATGTTGGACTACCAATATCATATGTATCATCAATTGTAGGAATTAGCGAACCTCCTATATTACCAAATAAATAAACACTTAAAGCATCTACAGTAACTGTTTTAGTTGCTAAGGATGAATTGTAATCTGTTAATATTAAATAATCGTCAGCTACCGGTGCTATATTTGGGTAACTTGTAGTATCGCTAATTTTTGCCATTTATTCTACTTTTTCTAAAGGTTTAGTCTCGGATTCTGCAGCTACATCTTCAGCAGATTTTACTTCTCCTGTTTGCATATTAATACTGCTATCTTTTCCGTATTTCTTAATCATACTGTTTTCAATAACTGCAAACTCTTCTTTAATAGTATCTATTCCTTTACATAACTGATATTGCATTAATATGCCATCAGCTATTTGAATTTTAGCTTTGTTAAATTCTGTTTGTTTGTCTTGAATTGATTTTAATTCTTGGTCTGTTAATTTCATAATTGATTTAATTTTATTTGTTATACATTAATTTGCAACAAAGATAAGAAAAAATAAATTAGAAATAATCTAACAGCTAGTCAAAGCTGAAGTCCATGAAGAACCGTTCCAACGTCTTGCGGATGTGCCATTAGAATACCAACCACCACTAGCGTTTAAAGTACCTGCGGAGTTAGCGTAAAGATTTGTTTGAGACATAAAATTAGCGAAAGTTCCCGAAGTATATACTGTTGTATTAAATCCTTCTTGTTCACATACAGAACTAGCACTTGCACCTCTACCACCGTCATATTTAACATTTATAGCTACTATTGATGAAGCATCTTTATCATATTCATAAAATGAATCAACTGTTACCGGTGTTGTGTTAGGGGGGAATGATTGACTTGATGTATTAATAGCGGGATAACTTTGTCCTGAACCAAATGAATTACCACCTGCGACTAAATCTCTTATTGATATAGCTCCTGTTATATTTCCTGACCCCCATGTACCATAAGCACATTCTCTAGCCATATTTTGAAAATCTAAAGCTCCTGAAGCAGGTATTGCCATTATTTATT